AATCCAAACTATTACTACGACTTTGGGTACGGTGACAACAACACAAACCAAAGCTATACCTATGACCCAAACTATGACTTTGGGTACGGGGACTAACGATGAGCGGACTTTCCTACTTTGATAACGGCGGCGCAGCGCAATCAGAAGACGCCACGGTAATGGTCAAGCCTACCGCAGGTCGCGGTAGGTACGGTCTTCCAACGGTAACGACAAACTTGCCTGTCAACACCGGCGTCTTGTCCAGCATGGAGCAGCTGTACCAGGACAAACTGTCGCAGCAGCAGGGTTTTATGGAAGCCATGAAGGACGCCGCGGCATGGTGGTCTGGCGGAATTGAGGGCCCTGGCGCCGCTTTATCTAGAAGGACCAAAGAGCGCGAAGAACAAACCGCTAACCTGTTCCAGCTCCAGACGCAGATCGCGCAGTACCGCGCGGCGCAGGAGGCACAGAAAAACTTTGAGCGTCGCAGAACTGGAGAGCTAGGTCAGATTCCAGGAGCTGCGGGACAGCCTCCCTCGCTGGCGTCTCAAATGTTTGGCATGCCTGCCGAGATTCGCCAGGCCCTTATGAACGCCAAGACAGAGGCGGAGTACGACAAGATATACGGAGAGTGGGCCAAGAAGAAGGCAGAGGTAGAGGCAAGCCCAGAGTTTGACGTTCCGAAGATTCCGGTAGTTACTTGGAACGAAGAGACAAATGAGTGGCAGCGCGATGTCATATCCGCTCGCCAGCTTCGTGCCAACCCAAACAAGTACCTCAGCCCGGAGAGCGTTCCCTCGGCGCCTGCCAAGAAAGAGGCTCCCAAGCCTGCAGCGGCAGCAACACCGCCCGAGGCGGCCCCGCCGCCTGCAGCGGTTGCTGAGGCCCCGCCCCCGGCAGCGGTCGCGGAGGCACCATCCCCGGAGGCCGCGCCAAGGGCACAACCCGTAAACTACACATTCAGCGAGCTGACTCCCGACCAGATTAAGAGGATGAGCGAGCAGGGCCGTGCCATGGGCCTAATTAACAACGTCATGGAGCGCCCGGATGCCGCAGAGCTCTTTGACAAGCAGCCACTTGAAAAACGCAAGGCCGTTTTCAACGCACTGCAGACTCCTCCGGTTCAGGTTGCAGCAGCACCATCTACGACCATGACGGACGTGACGGCACCGACCACGGGAACGATGAGGCCAACGACTCAGGTGGCGCAGGCTCCTGCTGCCGCACCGGCTCCGGCTCCGGCTCCGGCACGTCCACCAAAACCAACAGCTAGCCAGCTCGAGCGGCAGGCCGAGATAGATAAGCAGGTGGAAATTGCAGCGGCAACCAAAAAGCTTGAGTCTGATAAAACTCAGCGTGATCTTTATGAAAAAGAAGCAGATCCTTTACTTATTTCAGAAAGAAAAACTCGAGCCGAGGCTGTACAAAAACTTGTAACTGAAGACCCAACAATTGTTGGTGTTTTGATGCAGCCAAACGTTAAGAGCGCAATTGCAAACGTAATCCAGCAAGGCCTCTCTACTCCGAGCGGATCCATATCTATCTCTGGTTTGAGCGACGCAATCTTCCAGACGCTGCCGACCACTATGAGCCTTACCAAGCGGCGCGAGGTGGCTGGATACATTGCACAGATGGAACTAGATGCGGCCAAAGCAATGAACGGTCAGGGCCAGATCTCTGACTCCGAGCGACAAATTATTAGGGCCGCTTCTATTAGCATTGAGGACCCGGCAGAAGTAGTGGTCAAGAAGGCCATGATGATGCAGGCACGACAAGAGACGCTGGAGAAGTTAAACCAAATCTACGGCGATGGAAGCAAGTTTATTAAAAACTTTGGGGCGTTTAAGAACGATCCCCAATACAAGGCAATACAAAAAGAATACGAAGAAAGACTTCGTGCAATTGCAAAACAAGAGATTAAGATTGATCGGTCCATGGTTGGTAAGATCGGCGGAGGGGATCAGAAGCCGCCAACAAAAGTTCAACCGTTTGGGGATGCAGAGAAAGAGCGTCGCTATCAAGAGTGGAAACGGAGCCAGGGCAAATGACAGACCAGGAACGCGAAGAGTTTGAGTTTCGCCTTAGGCTAGAAAAAGAGGCCGAGGCCAACAAGTCAGTATCCGATAAGGTTGAAGAGTTTACGGGCGTGGGCGTCTCCAGCCCCCTGTTTGGCGGGGCGGTTGGCGCCATAGCCGGGATACCGGCGGGTGCCGTAATTGAAGGCGCCACCAAGGGCGCGACGGCCCCAATACAACCGCGGACCGCGGTCGGGGCCGGCACGAGCGGGGAGAAGTGGCTGAGAAACTATGCAGGCATGGACAGGCCCGGTTTTACTGGCGGAGTGCCTCAGGCATCTGCGGCCTATCAGAGGTCAAAGGGCCAGGGGCCCGTCTCGTCAAGGGTGACTCAAAGGTTTGGCCCGGCGGCAAAGCTCGATATTGCAGGACAGCTTGAGGCGCAGCAGGCGGCACAAAGGGCGCGACCCTTTGCCGAGAGAGTAGCCGCAAGCATGCCGGAAAGTTTGCAACGCACTGGCCAAGCGGTACGTGGCGCGGCGGCTTCGGTGCCTACATGGCTCGGTCGTGGTTTGGCTGGAGGCAGCGCTGGATTCCAAGGCGTTGACGCGGTTAATAGAATAGAGCAAGACGATTATCTTGGAGGTTTAATCAGCGGGCTTGGGGCTGTTGGTTCAGGCGTGGCAATGATCCCTCACCCACTTACGCGCGGAATCGGCACAGCCGTTGGCGTAGCAGCCCCAGTGCTTAATGAAATTATTGACCGCGCTCGTAAAAGAGAAACACCAACAGAAATTTCAGCTGATACATATCCAATCGGTGCGGCATCTGGTGGAGCAATTCGTGGATACGCCGGAGGCAAGAGGGCGCTTGCCGATCTTGCCGTTGGCAAAGCTCCCGCAGGACTTGATTTCTTAAAAAAGGTTTTCGCCCCCGCTGAGTCAAAAGCCGTAAAGCTTAGCGAGGGGCTCGCTCCGTTTGAAGGTGGGAAGCTTCGCGTAACGCAGGCCGACAGAATGCGTGTCGGTGAGGGCATGAAGGGAGGCTCAGGTTTCCCTGGGCTGCAGCTTTCAGATCCCGAGCACGCCGCAAGACAAGCCGCCTGGATGACCGACGCTAAAAACGCGGCGACCATTCTCTCCAGGGCCGCACAAGAAAATCCTAAGACGGTTTTCTCTAACGTCCTTGGCACGCCAACGCAACATCATTCAAACCGCCAAGTGTTTGGAGACCTGCGTGACGCATACTTCCAGGCGTTAGACAAAGGAGAAGTCAGCCCGGAGTGGATTGAGAAGGCAAACCTACTCATACCTAAGCTGACTACGGGCAAGGAACGCAGCCCTCTGTTTTCACAGCCGTTTGACGTGCGAGATAAGTTTGCCGTCCAGGAGCTGGTAGATACATTCGACCGTCGCGGTGCGTTGGCCAGTATGTTTGCCGGCGAAAGAACGGGCGGCGCTAAGAAGGGCGCGCTTCCGTTCTACTCCAGAATAGTAGAGTCGTACGCCGATCCGGCAACAAAGAACGCTCCCACGTACGCGATTGGAAATCGGTTGTTTACGCTAACCGGAGAGGCTCCTGAAAAGGTAACGGACTTACATCCGGCTTACGATTGGTTGTTGAAAGGTAAGGACGTAGGAGTGCACTTCGATCCAGTGCCGCAAGAAATCGCCATGCGAGACTTTTACTCTCAGATGGTGAAAGAAAAAGGACGCAAGCCGGGGACGTTTGAGTACACCCGCGGCTATCCAAGATCGCAAGACGTTACGGAAGATTACTTAACCTTTTTGCAACGTGAAGGATATAAGGACGGAGGCTTGTCGCGGTGAAACCCCTCCTAGACCTGCGACGTCTTGCCCTCCTCAAGGACCCCAAGAAGAGGGCCTACGTCGAGGAGTTTACGCCTGGCTACTACCACGGCTCGCCCGCTCGTGACATCGAGGAGTTTGGGCCCGGCCCACGCGGTGCGATATTCGCAACGCAGGACCCCAAGTTTGCCGAGAGCTTTGTGCCCGGTGGCAAGAAGGGCCAGACGTTTGGAACGGGCGGTACGATGTACCCTCTTTCGATCCGCAAGGGAAAACACTTCGACCCCGAGGACCCGGCCAACGCCCCGTTCCTTGAGAGGTACATGGAGCAGTACAACGCCAACATTTTGCCAGGTCAGGGGCGCCTGCTGCCGAACGTGTTTACCGGCCGCAACACCTGGCTCTCGATGGAGAACCCGAAGTTTATGCAGGCGCTAAAAGATGCCGGTTACGACACGTTCTCCGTGACAGAGGGCGGCGTCAAAAACATTGGAGTGTTTGACCCAAAGAACATCAGGGGCAGGTTCGCCGAGTACGACCCTGCCAAGAAGGAGTCAGGAGACTTTATGAAGGCAGAAGGCGGTCTGGCACATCTGGCAGCGGGCGGTAGAGGAGAGCTGGCAAAGCGCGCAGCAAACTTAATCCTTCCACCGGCAGAGAACGCTGCTCGTACACAAATCATTGGCACACTCCCGACCTACAGAAAGGCCGCGGAGGAGTTTCAGCGTCGCGGGGCGCAGGGTAGGGGCCTGGATTTTGGCGCCGGGCTTGGCGAGGGCGCGAAGGTCATGCCGGGCCAGTACGAGACCTATGAGCCCTTTGCTCGCGGGTGGAGCCCGACATACTCCGAGATGTCGCAGATCCCTCAGGGGGCCTACAATCGACTCACAAACCTAAACGTACTAAACGTTGTCCCCCGCGAGGTTCGGGATGAGATCGTTCAGGGCATCGGTCGCAGCATGGAGCCAGGTGGTCTTGGACTGATTACGACCCGAGGGGCGGATGTTATGAAGGCAACCGGCCGACCCGGTCCGGAGCCGATGTCGGTCATCACCAGCCGCGACACTTACCAGAAGGGATTTACTAACCCCGAGCTGCAGGACTACCTGAAGTACATCCTCGGCTCCGGATACGACATCGAGAGGCTGGGACTTGGCCCGGCTGGTGCCGCGATCCGCAAGAAGGCAGAGGGCGGTCTGGCTCAGATGGCCGAGGGCGGCAAGACACCGGCATGGCAGCGCAAGGAGGGCAAGAACCCCGAGGGCGGCCTGAACGCCAAGGGTCGAGCATCGTACAAGGCCGAGACCGGCGGGACACTGAAGCGTCCCCAGCCCGAGGGCGGCGCTCGCCGTGACTCGTTCTGTGCCAGGATGAAGGGCATGAAGAAGAAGCTTACCTCGGCCAAGACGGCAAACGACCCAGACAGCCGCATCAACAAGTCGCTAAGGGCGTGGAACTGCTGACATGGCCTCGTTCTTCGTCGCGGTCATATTCTGGTGCACCCAAGAGGGCTGCATCTTTTCCTATTCCAACGACCAGTTTCCTAACAAGCACGACTGCGTTATGTCGATGGACCAGGAGATAGGGAAGATGCGCGACCCGAAGCTGAGGGTTATATCGGCACACGGCTCCTGCCTGGAGTTTAAGCAGGAGCGGCGTGTTTTATTTACGGTATCGTTTACCTACCCATCCCTCGGCCGCTAGAGGGAAGCCTGGAGCCCACTTAGGTGGCGTGGTCATAACCTCGGTCACGCGAGCTAAGGCGGACTCGCCGTCTGCCTCCTTGACTAAGAGGAGAATCTCATCGTGGATGCAGTTGACCACTTCAAATCCGTCCTGCTCAAGCCGAAGCATGGACTCGGTAAGAAAATCACGCGCGGTACCCTGGACAGCGCTCTGAAATACGCTCGACCCAATAAGCTTGTTTCGGCCCCACTTGCGGGTAAAGGTGTTCTGGTTGCGGACGGTAACCCCGTCCCTGACCTCGCCCCAGGGAGTCATCTGAGGCTCGACCATCGGGTCTCTCCAGCAGATCAGCCGGCCGCTGGGAAGGCACATCCAAAGGGCTCCTTTCGCAGCCTTAAAGAGAACTTTGCCTGACTTGATCGGCGTGCCCGGTACACGTATAGCCTCGATGGCGGCACGCTCAAACTCGTACCAGCTCTCCTTGACCCGGACGTATTCCTCGCGGTAGGCCTTCACGGCCTGCTCGCTCTGCGCCGGGGTCAGCTTTACCCCCATCCCGTCCGCGTACTCGACCAGTCCCTTGGCGCCTTGTCCGAACATGCAGCCCAGGACGGCAGACTTGGAAACCTGTCGCATGTCCTTGGTAACTTCTTCGTACGGTACCCTGTAAAGGCTCTTTGATGCAAACGTCTTGTACTCGTCCAGCCCGCTGCGGAACATTTCGACCTTGTCATTTTGCCCGGCAATCCATGACGCCACCCTGTTCTCTATACTCGAGAAGTCGGCGTCCACAAAAACATGGCCGTAGGGGGCCTTAATTGAGCTCCTGACGAGGCTGGATAGCTCGTCCATGGTGCCACCCCTGCCCTGTACCAAGATCCTCTCCACGGCCTCATCAAGAGCCTCACCGTCGAGGTGTGGCCTGGCAAGGTTCTGGAGGTTGAGACCTCCCCTGGAGGCAAAGCGCCCGGTGCTAGCTCCGTGGTAGACCAGGGTGTTGCGGATCCTGCCACCGACCTGGACCTCGAGCATCTTGTCGTACTTGGCGGTGCTGGTCAGTGAACCCTGACGGCGCAGCTCCAGTACCCGACTAATCTTGTCGGGCATATCCTTGCGCTCGAGTAGTTTCTGGACGGTCTCCGCGGTCAAGTCCTCGACCTGGATACCTCCCTCCCTAAGCCACTGCCCGATCTTGGCCGGCTGGTTGGCCGTGATGCCCCCAGTCAGCATCGTGATCTCGGACTCTATCTTGGCCTTGTTGATGGTCACTGTCGCGATCGCGCGCTGCAGCTCTGACGGGTCCACGGGCACGCCGCGGTCGTTAATAATTTGGGTCAGGACCCACAGCTCCTGCTCCTGGTCGGACAGGGGCCGGCATTTCTCGGCCACGGCCATCTCGGTCCGGACGTCCTGCATGCAGTACTCGTACATCTGGGCCAGCAGCGCGGGGTCCTTGTTGAACTGGCCCTTGCGGTCTGGCTTGGACAGCTTCTGTATCAGCCTTCGCCCCGTGACGTCCTTCTGCTCGGATACGCCAAGAAAGATCGCGGCCTCCTCGAGCGACTGCGGGATGTTAGACGCCGCGGCCATGGCCATGGAGTCGGTAAAGTTTTTCCAGCGGACGGGTAGCTTCAGGACGTGGCGGAGTATGTTGTACTCAAAGGCCGCGTTCCATGCTGAGAATCTTACCGTGGGGTCGGATAGCCAGAACGGCATCGTCTGGTCCGGAGTCCATATCTTGACTGGTGCCCCGGGGAAGCAGTAGGCCATGCAGATGACCTCCGTGCTCTTGTCCCTGGCGTACTTGTCCAGGCCGTAGGTCGGGAGGTCTACCAGGCTTCGTGTCTCAAAGTCGATGCTGATGTTCATACGTGCTCCTGTGGCAAGCCGACGAGTCGGCGGTTGAGAGGGTACTGCCTTGGCGCGCTGCCAGTACGCCATACTGGCAGCGCGCCGGCCACGTCAGCAGAGAGAAAGGTTGGGGCTGAATCCATAAAGCCCGTTGAGCCCTGCCCGTGACTGCGGATGTTTTGCCCCACCTTCCGCTGGGGGTGTTTTGTATTCTAACAGCTTTTCAGAATTCTAACATCATCAATGTTACATAAAAAAGTAGGGGGCCAGATTTGGTGGCTGCTACACGCGGCTATGAAGGCAGAAAAATACACCGCTTGCCACATCCTCTCGAGGTCTGCCTGACACCCCCCACAAGCTACTTCACCATGCAACACACAAATTAAATGCCTTGCCTCCAACGCCAAGCCATATTCCAATTCCATAGGTTTAGCGGCGGGCACTTCCAGACGCTTAAATCTCGCATACACCGGCCACGCATGCAAGCATCTGCGCCCCTTCGACGTTGTCAGTCTCTTCTTTAAACAGCGACCAGTCAAGCTTTGGCATCTTGGCCTTCAGCTCATTGTACTGCGCCTCCGTGCACTCTTCGTACGGGGCCTGGCGGTACGTGCCTCCGTCGTGCGGCAGGAACGACACGCCGCTGATCTCGTCAAAGTGCTCCCACACCCAGGCACCGACCGAGGGCCAGTCCTTCTCGTGGACCGAGATCGTCACAGAGGGCTTGTGCTCGCACCACTGTCTCTGATAGGCAAGCCACAGCTCGAGGTGAGAGATTGACGATACGTCGTCTCTGACCAGCCCCGCGGGCGCCTTTTGCGGAAAGCTGAATACCGTGGTCTGGGTCGGCTTGTAGACGCAGTCCTCTGCCGGCACGCCCTGTTGTACCAGGAACGAGCTGAGCGGGTCCTTCTTGTCGCCCCTGACTCGCCTGATGTAATACTTGGAGTGCCTGGGGTGTATCCCGGAGGCCGAGTCGACCAGCTGTGACACGGTGCCCGAGGGCTTGACGCACGTAATCGCGGCGCTCTTCTCGATCCCAAGCTTGTTGGCCCAGGACTCGTTTGTCAGACGGGCGTGCTCTCTGAGCTGTGACAGGGTCGATGCAAGAGTCTCATTGTTCGCGCACATCGCGGTGTTGTCGTAGATACCAGTCAGCGACACTCCGAGCAGTCTCTCCTCCTCGGTGTTGCGCTGCCACACCTTTCGCAGATACGGAAACTTTGTAAAGGTGGCCTGTATCGTTCCCAGAATTGTCGCCAGCTCGACCTTATTCTTGAGGGTCTCCAGCGTGTCATCGTGTCGAACAACGACCTCGGTAAGGTTGCAAAATTGATACGGCCGTAAAATGATTTCCGAGCAGGGGTTTGTTCCAAACTCATGCGCGGGATCGCGATGGCCATACTTTGCAACAGTCTTGCGCGCGGCCTCACGATTAAAAATTCCTCGTTCGCCAGAGTGTGAATTGTAAAGGGAAAGCCACTCCTCCATAAACTTTCCAACCGGCGGAGTCTCATTATAAACCGCGCTATTGTTGGCGAGTGCACGATGTGGTGCGGTCTCCCACCAAGGACCAGCTTTGGCATGTCGGATCCTTTCGTCGTCCAGGTCTGACAACGAGATCATGGCGGAGCGACGAACGCCGCCAACAACCACCACCTCGCCGATCTTGCACATCATGTCGTGACACTCCAGGGTGTTCAGTCGCCGACCTTTCGCATTTTTGAAAGTGTTGACGGTGAACGTAAATAGGTCCACGAGAGGTCCTGGTCCGCTTGCTCGTCCGCCAAAGGTCTTGAGTCTTGCCCCCGCGGGTCGGACGTTGCTGACGTCCCACTTCGGGATCTCTCCGGCGTAGAGGTGTGCGATGAGGAGCCGGAGCGCTTTCGCCCAGCCTTCTTTGGAGTCGTGGACAGCGATAACATGTTCGCTTTCAAAAAGTTGCTCCGGCACCTCGGGCAGCTGAGAAGTGTATTTAGATTCAACGCTGAACCCGACGCCAGTACCGCAGAGCAGGATGAACATAGCTTCATCGAAAGACTTCGGGTCGTCGACGGGGAGATACGAACAGTTATAGATGCAGGTGTTATCACGGTCGGCACTCTTTCCTGCCGTCATCATGGCACGCATCGACGGCATAACTTTTAGGTTGTAGATTGCGTCGTAAATCTCGTCTTTCAGTTCTTTGTTTGCGGTGATGGCCGGCGTGCGGCTAAAGATGTAATCAACGAAGCGCCACACGGTCTCGCTCCACTGCTCCCGGCGACCCTTGTCGTCGATGTAGCGGGCGTAGCGGCTGGCGGCGATGTATTCTTGGTACTGGTCCATGTATTTTTCTTATCAAATTAGATGGTGAAAGGGCCCGCCGGCACCAGGCCGGCGGGGTACAACACAACAACAAGGAATTACTTCTTGGCTGCTGCCTTTTTCTTCTTGGCCGCGGGCTTCTTGGGTGCGGGCTTGACCTCCTCCTCATCGTCATCCCTGTCACTGCCAAGTATCGACCAGATGCTCTTGTTGGCCTTCTTGACGTCCTGCATGGGTAGGCCAAGAGCGGTCTCATAAAAGTCAAGCGCCTGCTGCATGCTGTCTCGCATAACGCGTAGCATGTCAACGGATGACTTCTCCGACCAGGGGCCAACATAAAAACGGGCCTTGTTCTCTCCGTCGCCGATGTCCAGCGTCAGGTCAAAGTCGGTCGGCGATGTGGCAACCCCACGGAGTACTACGTACTCCTGGGTGCCCGGGAAAAACTTGGAGAAAGATACCTTCTCCGTTGCCTTCTTACTCAATTTATTTCTCCTGATGGGGTTAAACTGCAAAATCCTCAGCGGCCGTGGTGGCACCGCCAAGCTTCTCTCCGTCTTCCATCTTCTGGACGTTGTTTAGTCCGCAGCCCACGCCCTTAGATCCGTTGCTGTTGTAGGCAAAGAAGCTGATTGAGGCACGGCCAAGACAGCCAGAGTAAAACTCCGAGCGGTCGATAATCGGGTTCAGGTCTGCATCGACCACGCCAGGCTTTTGCTGGCTGTTGGCGTTGATGAAGTACGAGTTGGCGTATGCCGGGTCGTCCTTCTCTGCATCGCCGTCACGCAGGCCGCCCTTGAGGCCCTTGGGGATGGTGCCGCCCCAGACAGACTTGTTGTCTTCCTTGACCTGTTCGATAGCCTTGTTGATGCGCTCGATGGTGTCCTTGTCGGACTTGGGGATGATGATTGAAACGGAGTACTTTGGAACGCCGCCTTCCTGCGCCGCCTGCGGCTCAAACACGTGGGCGTAAGAGAAGCGAACCTTACCTGTTACTACCTTTACTGACTTTGCCATACTAGGCTCCTTGTTTAGCGTCATGGCCCTGAGATCCGGCGGGCCTGTCCCGGCTACTACTCTGACTTATCACCGACCTCAAACGAGTCGATTATAAGACCGATCTGTCCGATAGTGTAACCTATAAAGGCCACCATCATTCCGATGCGTCGCACCTTGAGGTACGACAGCGTCGTGAAGATGTACATCAGACCGACCAGGGAAAGAAATACGTGTGGGCTCATTGATCGAAGATTGTATCATCAATGAACACCGGGGTGTTGTCTCCAACGTAGGCGCCTACGATGTTGAACTGGTACCACTCCATGGCCTCATCGGGGTCCATCCTGTCGTGCTTAATCAGCAGCTGGACAACCTTGGGCTCGCTGTATGCCACGGCCATCATGCCCGAGGCGCTGGTGGCGACTCCGATGATCGCCTCGTCAAAGTACTCTGGGTCCAGGAAAAGTAGCTCGCTCCCGTCGAGGTAGTTGTCGGCAATCTGCTGTCGTTTGCTCACTTGAAGTCCTCCTGTGCGGTGTTGTCTTCCTTGACAAGCTTTGGGGCTCCCTCGGGCTTTACGATAAACGCGGAGAGCAGGTCTGCGATGTAGCCCTTCTTGCCAAGCTTCTCAAGCTTGGCGACAGACTTCAGTGTCGCAGGCTCTGTAATGTCCTCTTCTTTAAAACCTTTGTCAAGCAGAACGGTCTTGGCCAGCAGCTCGTCGGTGATCTTTCGGTGCGTCTTGGTAGGCACCAAGGCGTAGCCTTTCGGCGTCTTGCCTGTATTGATCGCCCGATCGGTAAAGTAAGCCTCCAGGTCTGCCACGTAGGACCGCAGGCTTGCGGCTCTGGAAAACACAAGCTCCAACTCGTCGTCGCTTAACAGAGCAGGCTCGCGGAACTCCAGCTTGGCCACCTCGTTGATGTAGTCTGACCTGGCGCGACAGGTGTGCTTCGCGCGGCAGAATTGGCAGTGATCGCCGGCGATAAACTCCCCGGTGCCTGACCAGGCGCGCTTTGCTTTTTGTTTTACAAAGGTGTTGGCCCAGTCGAGCAGTCGGGCCAGAGATGTACCGTCGGTCGTTATGCTGTCGAGCCGCGGCTGGACAATCGTGTACTCGACCTCTTTGATGTCCGGGAACTCGTCTTTGAACTTGCTCCAGGCGCCGAGCGCGTAGAGCCTGAGCTGCGAGTTGTCTTTCGCCGAGACGGGGATGCCTTTTCCAAACTTGAGGTCGATGACTCTGACCTTGTGCTGTGAAAGTATGACGACATCAGCAGTACCAAATCCGTCAGGAGCCCAGTCAGAATAATCCACGCGCTGCTCAAATAGCGGAGTGTCAGCCTCACCAATCTGGCTGCGGACGTATAGAACATAGTTGTCAACATATTCCTCGAACTCCTGGTTGTAGTATGGCGTGGCCTTGATGATCTCGTACTCGCGCTGAAACTCCTCATACCCAATTTGGGCGTAATGATGCCTAAGCTTGATCTCTGCCAGGGTGTGGGCCATGGTGCCCTCCTGGCTGTAGTCAAAGCTTCCTGCGGACTTCTTTAGCTCTGGGAGTGTCGCCTCGAGGCGAGCGCTGGGCGTGCAGAGCAGCCAGCGGTGGGACGACGATGCGGAAAGGACGGCGTGGGCGGTCATGTCGGTTTGCCTTGTTAGCGGTTTGTGGTAATACCACTAATGCAAAAAGGCACCGCCGCGGGTGCCTTTTTCCGACTAAAACGGTTGGTCTTTTTTGGTGCGCTACTCTTTGGCGGCCTTGAGCTGCTTGATCAGGTCGTTGACGGCGCCGGAGAAATCTACCACGACGTCGGCCTTGAGCTCGACTTTGTTCTCACGCGTCTCCCTGTAATCGGATTGGAATTGACCGCGGAGTGCGATCTCCGCCAGCCGTGAGTTGTAGGCCTTGTTGCCGACGTTTGCCAGCAGCTCGCGCTCCCAATGCGCCTGGCTGTGTACGATGGCCAGCTCGAGGGCGTCGGCGAAGTCTGGGTACTTTTTCTTCCAGTCCTCGGCCACGCCCTTGGTGATGCCGATCGCGGAGAACATCATCTTCTGCGATGCACCCGTCTTGCCCATCTCGATTAGTGTATCGCACATCTCGGGCTTGAATGTGTACTTTCGTTTTGACATTACTTTTTGGCCGTCTTGGCCGACTCCCTGAATGCCTTCGCGGTGGGCGCTCCCTCCGATCCGGGCTTACGCATTTTTTCTCCTGACCCTCTTTCTATCCGCTCTCGTTTGGCGTGGATGTTGGCGTACAGGCCGGGCTTTGCGGACCCGCCGGCTGCCATCTTGGGTAGTGTTTTAAAGTCGTCCATGTGTATCACCTGATGATATCGAAATGTCGGCACTTATTGATAACTGCCGACATTTCCGTATTGGTGGAGCCGCCGGGATTCGCACCCGGGTCCGCCGGGTTCGCTTCGGTTTTATCCCGTCGTCGAAACTATTCCGGCCCCGTTATTTTTTCTTCTCTGCCTTCTTCTCGGCTTTTTTCTCGGCAGGCTTGTCTGCCTTCTTGTCGGCGGCAAGGGCCAGGGGTGATGCGGTTACGAATGCCGCTGCCAGCAGAGACGCGATAATCTTTTTCATTGGCTTTCCTTTAGGGTGGTGGGTGCCGGGGATTCCACCCGGCCTCCTCTTCGTTTTAGAGCCCGCGAGTCCTGGGCTTGATAGGGCGTCTCACGACGTGCCTACCTCTACCTATGCAGAAATGATACCGTCGCCGCCCTTGATCTGTTCCTTGGCCTGCTCGGCCTTCTTTCTATCGGCGAGTGCCTGGTTCAGTATGACCTTGGTCATGGCCGCGGCCCGCTCCTGGCGCTCTGCCTCCTTGGTCGGGTCGGTCATAGGTCGCAGGTACTTGGCCAGCTTGCGTCTCATCTCTCGGTTCATATCTTCTTCTCCCTAACCATTTTCTCGTAAATGTCCCACAGCTTCTGGCATCTCAGGTTGTGGATCTCCTGCAGGCCCAGGAGCAGGTTTGCCACCTGGTCCTCGCTCAGCTTATCCATGCCGTCGTAGTACTGCTCCCAGATCAGCTTGATGTCCTCGCTGGTCGTCCAGGCGGACATGATGGCCTGCTCCAGGTCAAACCTGTCTAGGCTGCTTTTTAGGCTTTCTGTTTCCTGCTGCATTTTCTTCCTCCTTGATTGCGTCAAACAGCTCGTTGAAATTGGAGCGCAGCCTGGCGCTCAGATCTGCCAGCTGGTCCGATATGTTGTGCAGGGCGTACTCAACGTCTCGCCTGTTTGCCTCCTCGGCACCGTACGAGACGACCCTTACCGTGCTCTCCAGTACGTCGAGCCGGATGCTGACGTTCTCGATGTCTGTCAAAAGTTTAAAGTGTTTCATACCCCAAGCTCCTTCTGTATCAGCTCCACGCCGCGCTTGAAATGATACCGCCAGTATTTCTCGGTCACCTTCAAGTCCGCGGCGCTGTTGCCCATTAAAAATGCCTCCATGACCTCCCTCTGCTTCTGCGGCATTTTGTCCTGGATCACGCGACGTATGTCGATCATGTCGTCGTGCGTCCAGGGCAGCCAGCCGTCCGTCATCGAGCCAGAGATGCCCTCGATGTCCTCCTGCTCCATAAGGTCCGGCTCCTCGTCGGACAGGCGCGGAGCGGCGCAGTTAATTTTATATTTTGTAATGTTCATGCCTTCAGTGCTTCCAGTACCGCCTCCTGCGCGTCAATTTTCCCGTCCAGGACGCGTATCACCTGCTCGTCGATCGTCTTCGCCGCAAGCAGGTGGTGAATGATTACCGGCCTCGTCTGGCCCTGGCGGTACACGCGAGCGTTTGCCTGGATGTAATTCTCCGAGCTCCAGGGCAGGTCGTACCAGACCACCTGCGCCAAATCGCCAGCGTTGCACTGTAGGTTCAGACCGATGCCGCCCGATTGCGGATGTGCGACAAGCATTTTAATTTTTCCGTTTCTCCAGTCCTCCATGTTGTTAGAGTTTAATTCTTGCGCGTCAGGAAACGCGGCCAGTATTTTTGCCAGGGCCGTTTTGTAGTGATAAAAGACTAGCGTTGGGTGCGGATTCTCCTCAACCAAAGACTCCAAATACTCGAGCTTTGTCTTATGGGCCTCAGCGTCACCATCTTCGGTGTAAAGGGTGCCACTGGTAAATTGTAAAAGCTTGTTGGCCAGCGCGGCGGCAGATGCCGCAGTAACCTCTTTAAGATCAATCTCACTGACCATCTCCTTTTTAAGTTGTTTGTACTTCGACATCGCCGAGTCGTCTAGCTCGATGTTGTGGTAGAGCTTTGTCAGCTTCGGCAGCTGCAGGTAGTCCTCGGCGCGCAGGCTGAAGCAGATGTCGGAGATCTTATCCAGTATCTCTTTGTCCATGCCTGGGCGTACTGCCCACTTGTAAACAACGTGCGTGTGTCGGTTTCGTTCGGCGGCGTACATGTACCTGTCTCGAAACTTTGTAAGCGTCGTTTCCAATCGCTGTCCGAGGTCCAGTATTCCAATTTGCGACCACAGGTCGCCAAGGCCTTGTGGCGTTGGTGTGCCCGTGCAGATGATTCGGCGCTTAAACTGTTTTAGCACCTTCTTTATCGCCTTGAATCTCTTCGTGCTGGGGTCCTTGAACCGGCTTGACTCGTCGATTACCAAATAATCGAACAGCCCATCTGGCCAGTGTTCCACCAGCCAGGGGACGTTGTCCACGTTGATCACGTAGATGTCTGAGTTGCTGTAGAGCGCGCTCAAACGCTGCGCGGGTGTTCCCATCACGAGCGCCACTCGGAGGTCTGACAGGTGGCTCCACTTTTGGCACTCCTGGGCCCAGACCGACTCCGCTACTCGTTTTGGGGCAATCACCAAGGTCCTCCCCAAAGAGCTCTCCTTGATGATGGTGAGCGCCGTCACAGTCTTTCCCAGGCCCGGCTCCAGGAAAAGGCCAACGTGCGGCAGACTTTTTGCCCGGTGTATCAGGCGGTTTTGGTAGTGGTGCAAGTCTGTCTTTGAAAGCATTTAAAACCTCTTTTCGTTTGTCGTGCAGCCAGTCGGCCACGGCGTACAATTCTTTTTCTGTTACGTCTTGTTTTATTTTGTTTGCAATAAAGGATATGAATACAACGTTGCCTTGCACGTAACCAAGCTCTGGCACGACCCTGTCCAGAGACGGAGAATTTTCTTCAGGTCCGTGGCCTTTGTCTGGGGTTTCCCACATAAACTCGGTACCAAAGATAGGGCACCGTTCGCCCGCTATCAAATCTAAAAACTCGTAAGTAAGATCAAACGGGATGCCGTTAGTCTTGCAGCGACTTTTTATTTTTGAGAGGCTCGTCCGAAGATAACCCTCTCTGGTTTTTCTGTAGCTTCGGTACCAATCACGGTGTTGTTTGTTCGACCAGGCCATCGACGTCTTCCTTAGATCGCAATACGGTTACCGCAAAGCCCTGACGCTCTAATTCTCGAAACACGTATTGCTGCCTTTTTGACAGCCTTCCCTTTTCCGTTTTTAGCTCTACCAGAAGTATCTTTTTGTTTAGGAATACTATTCTGTCCGGCACTCCCGTCACCGTGCTGATCCACTTTAGGCTCAGTCCCCCCAGCTCCTTCACCCTTTTGTTTAGGTAGCTTTCGACTTGCTTTTCTAGCATTCTTCTCCATCTCCATCCGTATGCCTGTCGTTATCTGCTTTACGATGTGCTCGGTGAGATAGGCGCGAGACTCTTCGCCGATCTCCTCCGCGGGCTCGCCTATGTGCTCAAAGACGCGGCAGACGCAGTGCGTTGCCTCGTGCGCGATCACGCCGGCCAGGTATGCGGGGTCCTCGTCGACGCACTCCTTCAGGTCGAATGCCAGGACGATGACCCCCTCCTTGCCGTCGGTAAGATAGTGCGTCTCTGCAATCCCCTCATCAAGAGCGGAGGCCTTCATGGTGATGCCGTGGTCCTGGAGGATTTTTTGAAACATTTCGTTGGAGAAACATAGCTTGATCTGTGCCGGGAAGTGGCCGCAGTCTACGTGGTAGTAGCCCCAGTTTTTAGGCATCGGAGATTATCCCGTTAAATTTTTGGTAGTAGCGAGGCTGGATGATCAGTATGCCATCTTCTTTTGTAAACCTTAGGTAGCAGACGCCGTGACTCTCAACAATGCCCAAGACATCACTCAGGCACTGATCCGCGGCTTCGGCAGTAGATGACTCCAACAGCTTATCGACCCCTACCATGACTATTTTTGGCATTGTTTTCTTTCTTCTACGTTTCTCATTATTCGCCTCTTCTCGTCATCGTTGGCGTAATACCAGGCCTCTATCTCGTTCAGCGTACGGAAGCAGCCGTGGCAGATCTTTTTCTCAAAGTCGATCTCGCACACGCTGACGCATGGCGATGTCGGGCAGCCGAATATCACCTCCCAGTTTTTATCAAACTGCTCCTGGTCCTCGATCGGTCGCTGCCTGGATCCCTTACCTGCCTCGTGCATTTCTGTCCTCCCTGATCCCGATCCAGACGGCCACGGCCATGACCAGGATCATCCAAAGTAAAAACTCGGCCGGTCCCTCGTAGTAGGCGTGCTTTCCAATCACATCCGCCTCCCGCAGTTAAATGACTGTGTCCCGATCCGAAACGACGAGCTGTACTTGCAGTCGTCCAGGATCCGGCCCTCGGTCACCAGCATCCCGGCCATCACTCCAATAACTAATGCAAAAATCGGGGCCATGGCCTTTGCCCAGTGCCGTCTTACCCACTTCTTCAGTGCGGTTATTTCCTCGTGCATCACAGTCTCCCGTTCATGGTATCGGCCTTGATGCACTCGGTGATCCAGACGACCTGCATGTTGGTCGCGTTGGCCACCCAGTACCTCATCATGCCCTCCTCGTTGTCGATGCTGACAATCAGCAGCGTGTCGTTATCCTTGCAGGCCTTGGTGGCCTCGTCCAGCGCCGACAGCGCGGTCCACTTTCCTATGCGGTGTATTTCTGCCATGTTGACTCCTAAAAGGGTGCCGGCCCGAGCTTGTCGAGCTGTTTCTTTTTGTCTTCCTTCTTGGCGCGCTGGTAGTACTTGACGACCAGCTTGCGCTCCTCGGGCGTTTTAAACGGCCAGTCCCAGCGCTCCTGGGTCATGCCTGATGGGTGCAATTTCATTTTTCTCTCCTTCGCATCATCGCACGAGCAATCCAGTCGGCGACTTGAGCTATTTTGTCTGTTTCGCTTCCGGGAATGGTTTCGTGGTTTCTTACTTCTTTCATAGATTCCGGGTTTGCTAATAATCCTTGCAAGGCATGCGCAGCAAAATAGTCGTGTAAGGTTATGCCTTTGTTGATGTAGTTGTACTGTTTGTCTGCATCATTAGCGAATGGGAATGCGTATTCAGTGCGTGTCATTGTGTTTCTCCAGTTTAGTGATATACCGATCAAGGTACCAGCGCGCCTTTTTGAGGTCCTCGATCGGGCAGTGTGATTTGATCCCGGCGCGCGAGATGTACTTTACCACGTTGCCAAGGTGGTACCCAAGACGTTTGGACTCGATAAAATCAATGGTCTCGATCCCTCCGGACTTGTAATGGGGTGGGTGGTTGATGATGTCGCTCATGCCTGCTCCTCAAAGTCGAACCACTCGTAGATCTGTTCCATGACAGCCGATTCGATGTGGTGCCGCACGTCGTGCTCGGAGGGGTTGTCGTTGTGCTTGTGCGCTCGGTTCCAGCCGATCTCGGTGCCGTCCTCGACGCACATCAGAAGCACGCTCTCAAACTTTGGTTTCATGTTGCCTTCCTTTCGCATATAACCGTTGCCGTTACGTAGTCGTCGCTGTCGGAGATGGTGACGTGGTGCACCCACTCCAGCGAGCCCATCTGGATCGTTGCCTTGCCAGACAGTGCCAGGTAGGGCGCGCCGTCGTCGTGGTTGAGTACTTCCACCTGTCGAACATCGAGCTGTGGGATCCTGGAGGCCTTGACGAATGCCTCCTTTGCCGCGAATCTCCTGGCCAGGTAGTTCACGGCCAGTAGCTTGTCATCCACCATCTCCGCGTAGACCTGCAGCTCTCGGTGCCCGAGTACCTGGTGCGCCAGGGCCCACCCCATCTTCTTGGACATGTCCGCGATTCTTTTTATCTGCAGTATGTCGGTGCCAATGCCGTGTATCAAAATATCTCCTCCCTGAAATCGCCCAGCGTGTTGACGTACTGCTGCGCGCGCTCGGTGAAGCGTACGCCGCGGTACACGTTGCGCCGCTCGCCGTTGACGCGGCTGACGGTGCTCTCGATCTGCTTGTCCTGCGTCGCGGCCATGAATCGCCGCTTGAACGTCAGGTCGGTCCCGGGGTTGATGCTCTTGCGGTGTGCCCAGTGCTTGAACACGGCAAACAGCTCGTCCTTGTCGACCTCTCCGGCAGAGTCCAGGATTAGCACGTCCTCGATGAAGATCTTCAGCGGATTGGACAGCTCCTCCATCACCTCCAACAGCTCGAGACCGCTCTTGGGCTGCAGGAAGTGACCCCCTCGAGATACGCGGCGGTGCTCGCCCTCCATGGCCCAGTTAAAGATGCCCGAGAGCTCCTTCATCAGCTTGGTCGCGAGATCCGTATCCTCCCTGCCGTAGAACGAGTGAGTCATCTTCAGGACGATCATGCGGCCCGTGAGCGCGTTCGAGTTTTCTGTCAGCTGCAGCACCTCGTTGGAGTAGACCACGATACGAGTCGGCAGGTATCCGTTCCATGCCTCCTTGTTCTTGCGGTTTACAGTAACAGTGTCACCGCCAACAATACGCAGCAGCTGAGAAACAACAGCATTGCGATTTCGATCGGGCGCACGCGCGTCCGTAAACGATGCAAGTAATTTTCCAAGCCACGGTTGTAGTCCGAACGTGTCACAGAGCTCTCCTAGTTCTGGCGCGACGGTGTTGTGCTGTCCAAGCAGCGCCACCAGCACCTTGTTGATGGTCCCCTTGCCTGATCGGCGGGGTCCGATTAGATTAAAAAACTTCTGCTGGCGCGTGTCTCCGGAGAGTACGTAGCCGAACATCTCCTGCAGGCACTGTATCGACTCGGTGTCCTTCTCCCACAGCTGCGAGAGAAACGATTCCCAGGTCGGGCAGGTCGCGGCAGGGTCGTACGAAAAGGGCAGGCTGTTCTGGGTGAAGAATCCTAAAGAGTGTGGTAGTAGCACCGACTCCTCAAGATGAAATAGTCCATTCTCCACCGAGATGAGCTTACCCGCCTCAGGGCGGCCGTTCTCGTAGCCCGCAAGCCAGACAGGCGGCTTGGTGTTGGGCGCGTTGCGTAGGTGCGTGAGGGCCTTTGTAGCATCCAGCGCCGCCGAAACCGATGCAGGGTTTGGAGCGAATGGAATAAGATTCCCACGACGGTCCGTCTTCTGGCAGCGATCAAGGAATTGATAGATCGCGGCCCGTATTGTCGCCTCCTCAATCTGCTCGTAATGTGTCCCGCGGTATACGTACCAATCGTCGGCGTAGTGTACAAGCTTAACCCCTTCTTCGCATGTGTAGAGAGACTCCAGAAACTGACGCGCGTGTTCCATCGGGGCCTGGCCGAGTACTATCTCGCCGCGCTCCAGGGCCTCCTGCTTTTTTGTCTGGTTGACCTTGAATATCAGCGATCGCAGCGTGGCACCGCCCTTCTTGGTAAACGTGTCCCACTTCCGGTCGCACAGCCCCGGGCTGTAGGATCCGCACTTCCCGTCGTTGTCCGACCAGCGGTCCCACAGCTCGAGCGCCTCGACGTCGCCGTTAAACTGGTGGTGCAGGGCCATCCCGACCGTGATCCACTCGGTATAGCTGCACTCCGGGTCGAAGTGTGGCAGCAGCTCCGTCTCGACTCGTGCCAGGTCGTACTCCTCGACCGGGGCACGGTAATCCGCGAAGTCGTCGCCGGACTGTTTTACCGTCCGCTCCGGTACGATGGTCGACAGGTCCTGGGCCTCGGTGGGCAGGTCCCCGCGCACCTTGCGCCCGGTGACGGTGAAGTAGCGCCCGCGTGGGTAGATCTCTATACCCTTCTCGTGGTCGACGTGGGCATAGCCCAGGTCTGCCCGTGTGAATATCTTCACGCCGGTCCCGGACGGGCTGATCTCCATGTAGCCGTCGACGCTGTCCGCTATGGACTCCGAGTCTGGGTTTGTGAAGTCTCCCGTCTGGGGGTCGATGCAGTCGTCGAGGTCGATACCGACCAGCTTGTCGGAACCGTCGAAGACGAACCCCACCCCGTCGAATCGGCCGGTCATGTAGGCGCTCTGGGCGGACAGGAAGTCTGTCCAGGTCTGGGGGTCGTTGCTCTTGGCCGCGCGCTTGTCTGCCTGTACAGGCAGCTTCTTCCACTTCTTGCCGTCGTTGTCGACGACCTCGACGTAGTCCCACAGGACCCACCTCGGCACCATCTTGAGCGCCATCGGTATGTCCTCGAATATCACCGGCAGGTTGTTAGGTTTACTCATAGATTTTCCCTTGTGTTGCGTCATTCTAGGTCTGGTCGTTT